GCACGTGCACATGGCCCGTCGGCAGTACCTGCACGAATATTACGCACGGGTGGCGATACCCGAAATCCCAGCCCCGGAGCACGGTCACATTGCGCTCGGGCTGCAGCACCGTCACATGGCGCGTCTCGGAAAACTCGGGGAAGACGGGGGTGCCGGTGGCAGTGAAACCCCACTGCCCCTCTAGGAACCGGCGCCGCCGGTTCTCCGGCATCTTCTGCAGCTCCGCGATGTAGTCTTCGGAGATGTTATTGTGTCCGACTGAGCCGTCCGCGAGGATGCGGTCCGCGTGCCGGTTGCAGATCGGCGTCTCGGCAGCCTCTTCGTCCGCCGCCTCTTCCCCGATGCCGGGATGGCGCTTGTGGCAACGCGACCAGTTATCGAGCGTCGCGAAATGATGGACGCTCATGTTCGACTGGCGCTCTAGGACGAAACTCCGATAGAGCCAGTGATCCCGGTTCGGGGGGTTGGTCGCATAGACAAGCCGGCGGGGGCCTACTTTCCCCGAGAGTCGCCCCTTGGAAAGCATGGTGTGATCTTCGGGCGTGAATTCGTATGCCTCATCCCCGAAGACAGCATCGAAGGATTGGGAGCCGAGCTTCCGCCAGTCGTCCAGGCAGCGCGCGAGGACGGTCGTGCCGCCCTTCAAGAGCGCCTCTTCGCGCCCTTCCGTCCGCTTCACCTCTTCGATCAGCTCGGGCGGACACTCCGCGAGGAAGTCCCGCCAGGTCGTATCGCGGAGCGCGGGATACGTCTTCCGGAAGATGCAGAAGCGGGCGCCGGGATTTTCGAGCCCGAGCAGGATTGCCTCCCAGATCATCGCCACCGACTTGCCGGCGCGCCACGCGCCGAGCAGCAGCCGGAACTTGGCGCCGTCGCCGTGGAATCCGTTCTGCACGTCGGACGGCTGGTAGGTCTCGACGGAGGTGGCTGCAGGCACTAACGGCGCTTCCTTACGTGTCCGGGGAGCTTCCCCGTCTTGGTCGCGGCGAAATCACGAAGCTGCTTCGTGGTCATCGTGGACCCGTCCATGCTCGCCTTCCCACTCTTTGACCCCTTCGCCTGCGCGTATTTCATCCCCATGAAGTGCTGTTGCGCCTTGCTCTCGCTGGGCATGTCCGTCTCCGTTCAGTAGTTCGTTGGCGAGCGCGATTGCGCCCTGTAGACGGTCAATCTGCGTGGATAGGTCTGTGAATGCGGCGCGGAATTTCTCCCGCTGCTCGATCGCTTTCTGCAGCTCTGTCACGAGGTTGATGCGGCGTTCGGTGAGAGTCATCGGGTCACCTCGTTTCAGGCGAACGCCACCGCTTGCATTTCCCCGGGGTTGTTACTGGGGGTCTGCACCGAGGTTCCCGCCGTGGCGAACAGCGAAATGGACACGGCATAGAGCCGCGTGCCGGCAGTGGCCGCATTGTCGATGTAGCTAAAGCCTGGCAACGACGCTTGACCGCCGGCCGTGAGGGTACAATCGCAGCGACGACTGGCAACCTGCGTGCCGTCACGCCGCAAGATGAAGATCACACTGGCCGTGGCTGCCGCCGCGTTGGTGACAAACCACGACACATCATGCGTGACGAGCACCGTCGTCCCGCGCGCGATGATGCTCACCGACACGAGGCTGCCACTCTCCGTGCCCGCCACGTTTGTCCACGAGTAGCTGAGTGGCCCGGCATTCGTGTTCACGTTGTTGACCGGGGCGCCCGCCGCGAACATTGCCGTGGTAACCGAGGTATTTGCCAGCGTGCAATACGTCTTGCCGTCGCTGCCCTGGATATAGAGCGGCACCGTGTTTGCGCCTCCCGCCGCCATGCGCTGGAAGGCTACTTGATCTGCGCCTACGTCGAGGTTCAGCATCCACGACTGCTTGGTCGCGTCGTCCTGGTTCCACGCCGAGCCGTCGAAGCGCCGATTGATGCTGAATCCCGCCCAGTCGAGCGCGGGAAGCGCATGCACACGGGTCTTGCCCAAGCGCGTGCCCAGCAGCACTTGCGACTGATCTGCCCCCGCCCCGCTCGCGGTCGGGCCGGGAATCGTGACCTTGCCGGTGGTGTCCAGCATCAGTCGGTTTGAGAGGCTACCGCCCGCTGCACCGTACCCGAGCGCAAACATGCCAGAGAGCAAAGATACTTGCCACGATGGCTTGCTGGCATCGTCCTGCACCGCCGCGCTCGGATCCCAGTTGGACGAGAGATAGGCGTTGGTAACAGCGGTGTTGCTCACTTGCAGGCGCGCTTTCGCGGTCTGGTTCCCGAGCACAACCTGTGCCTTGGTGGCATCGCCGGGCACAGAGAACGCGCCGGTCGCGCTCGCTTGCAGCACTTGAGGCGCCGGATACGTGCCCGCCAAATCACCGCTGGCCGGTCCGCTGGGCGCGCTAGAACCTGCTGGCACCGAGACCCACGCGGCGCCGTCCCACTTGTAGGTGACGCCGTTCGACGCCACGAACGTCTGGCCCACAGTCAACGGCGGATTGGGGAAATCAATCGCAGCCATTAGGTATGACTCGCCGGTACCCACTGCGATGACGTGCCATCGTTGTAGTAGATGAAGAGCATGGCGTCGGGGTCGCTGCGCCACCAGAGCGTACCGGGGACTGGATTTGCCGGAGCGGTCGCGCCGATAGCGATGGGGACCGGAATAGTGACCTGATTCCACGTCGTCCCGTCACACACGTAGAGCGATTTCGTCGCCGTGTTCCAGTAGGTATCGCCTGCCGCTCCGATGACCGGCGCGGTGGCGTAGGGTGCCGCATTCGTGGTCCCGTAAGCGCGTGGCATCAGCCCACCACGACGGCCCGGTACCCGGCGCCGAGCGTCGGGTTATAGCGAATGGTCACGCTGTTGACGGTGGTCGCGTCCCAGTCCACTTCGACCGCCGTGTAGGGACTCGCACCGTTCAACACCGTGACTTCCACGTCGCGGGTATTCAGATTATGTGTAATGGTCTCGGGGCTCGCGGTCCCGGTCAGCGTCGCGGCGAATTTCTTCGCCATGCCCGTGACGGCGGTATTGACGAATGCCTGGGTCGCGATGACGGTCGTATCGACCGCGACGGTATCGGCGGCGACCACGATGCCCGTGCCCTGTCCAACGTCGAGCTGGTTGCCGGTCTTGGTGAGACCCGCGCCCGCCGTAATCTGCGCCGCACCAGTGAACTGGACCCAGATAATGGGCGTCGTGCCAAGCGTTACCACGTCGTTCGTACAGGTCCACGCGGTATCGGCGTTCACTGTCCCGAGGGCGACAAAGACGGCGGCACTCGTGAACTCAGTCGCCGCGTCCATGTCTGTTGACCGCGCCCATGCCCCAGCCGCCGCTACATAGATACCATTTGTGGTCGCGTCGGTCTGGTTCTTTACCAGTACCCGCTCCCCAGCGGCAGGCGAATAGCCATCAATCGCTGGCGAACCGGACAGGGTGATATTGCCCGTCGTCGCACAGGAGACTGCCTGTTTCCACGAGAGGCCCGCAATCGAATTATCCACATATTGCTTGTTGGCCCCATCGGTCCCAATGGTGGGCGTGCCGACGTTCGTGATTTTCTGCCCGTTCATGTTCAGGGCGACGATGGGCACCGACAGGGACGAGATGGAGATGGCAGTATGGGCGTTGCCATCGTGGACCGGATTGCCGTGCGCGTGGTCGGAGCGAGGAACCGAGGTTGCGGTACCGTTGGTGGACGCTGACCCGAAGGTCTGCTCGACAGTGACCGCACCGAAGCCGGGTTGTCCGTGCTTGTGGTCGCCCCGCGAATAGAGCGTGCTGGCGCCCGGAACCGGGGCGTCGCCAATCGCCGCCGTCGTGACCGTATCGGAGGGAACCGCGCCCGCCGCCCCTTGCGCCGCAACCCACTGCGTCCCGTTGTACCAATAGAGGATATTCGCCGTGGTATCGAAGTACATGAGCCCCTTGACCGGCGCCGATGGCGCCGAGCCAAGATTCTGCATGACCGCGTTCCGCAGCTCGTTCTTTACAAGGTCAAAGGGTCCGTAGATGGTCGGCATGGATTAGCTCAGGTATGCCTCGCCCCCGACCGCAGCAGAGAATGTCAGGGTCACGGACACGCTGTCCGGGTAATTCACGTCACCCGGCCATATCTCCCTGCCGGTCGAATCCACGGCGGTAATATTCGGCCGAAACGAAAGCCCGTGCGTAATCGACCACGTCGTTGCCGCCGTCGCTTGCACATAGCGGTACGCCACCGTAACGTCCCCTCCCACCGGCCCCGGCGGTCCCTGCGGTCCGATGGGACCGGCAAGACTGGGCGTCGCCGGAACCCATTGCTGCGAGCTGCCGTCATCGTAATAGACGAAGAGCTGCCCATCGGGGTCGGTGCGCCACCAAAAGCTCCCGATAGGTGGGGAGGGCGGCGGCGACGTGCCGACATACGTGCCGGTGATTCCCGGCGGCACGCCGGTAATCTTCGACCAGGAGAGAGATGTTATCTGCGGGTCGGTGACCCCATTCGGCGCATTGGCAATCTTGGACGTGGTCACCGCTGCCGTGGTCAGCTCGTTCGTCCCGACCGCCTGATCCGCAATCTTGTCGGTCGTCACCGCCCGGTCCGCGATATCGGTGGTCTGGACCGACCCATCGATGAGGTTTCCGGACGAGACGGACCCCTGAGCCAACTGCAGGTTGGTGATTGCGCCATCGGCAATCAGCGCCGTCGTGACGTTCTTCGCCGCGATGATGGGCGTGGTGACGGAGCCCGACGCGAGCTGCGGCGTGCCGATTGCCCCGGCGGCAATGTCGGCACCGAGAATGGTCCCGTCCAGAATCTTGGCACTCGTGACCGACTGGTCTGCCAGCTTCGCCGTCGTGACGGCTTGGTCGTTCAGGAGCGGCGTCGTGATCGCGAGCGGCGCGATATCCACCGACGCGATGGTGCCATCCAGGATTTTCGCGGACGTGACCGCCGCATCCGCCAGGATGGGCGTCGTCACGCAACTGGGGGACAGGTCAATCGTCTGGATGGTGCCATCGGCAATCTTGATCGACGTGACGGAATTGTCCGCGAGCTTGGCGGTCGTGATGGAATCATCCGGCGGGACGGTGCCCGTCTGCCCGACCACGAGCTGGAAGCTCGCCCCGGCAGACCCGAGCGGGGTCGTGGGGACGACGGTCGCCGCGAGCGTCAACAGGTAAAAGCCGACTGTCCCGTCTCCGTATTCTGCGATGGCAAGCCCATTCCAGAATGAGAGCCGCATCGCCATCCAGTCCACGATCGACGCCGCGTTGGCGATGCTCCCGAAGACGGCGGCAACCTGGGCGACACCCCCGACGACGGGGACCGTGTAGGGCCGATGCGCGAGCAGCGCCCACCAGTCACCAACGGTGAGCAGCTCCAGTGGCAGGATGGTGTCGCGGGACCACTGCTCCCAGAAGGGCTCGACAGCAGTGGTCACCTAGCGCACCTCCACCGTCGTCTTGTCGGGCGGTCCGTCTTTCGGCGGGCGCGCCACCAGATTGTTGACGATGATCTGGGTGGGTTTCTGGTCGCCACCGTTCTGCGGGCGCTGCGTCGAGAGGATGTGATTGAACGCCAGGGCAAACATCTCCTTGGCGATCCGGTCCTCCTTCGACCAGAGCAGCCTCTGGAACCGCCGGAGGCTTTTCGTCTTGAGGAGAATCTCTCCGAGCGCGCGGGCGTTCAGGTCACGAGCCTCTTCTAATGATGCGGGCTTCGTGCCAGCGACGGCAGACGGCTTCAGCTTCTGCTTTTCGACCGCCACCTGGCGGGCGTGCTCCATGCGCTCCCGTGCCGCCCGTTTGAGCGCCAGCTCCCGCCCGGAGAGACCCTGCATGTCCGCGATTGGCAGAGGTTTTTTCGGCTCTTCCGGGTCCATCGGCGCGGCTCCGTTAGCACGCGAGCCCGAAGCAAGAAACACTGTTCAGCGGCTATGCCGTGGACCCCCAACCTCCATAGTGCGTCGGTAAAACCCCCACGGAATCAAGAGGCTGCACTTTCCCGATGATGGCTGTATTACACATCCCCGAGAGCGCACAGCGCCGGAGCTGCTCTTGAGTCGTTTCCCTTCGCATGCGAGGCGAGAGCCTCGCATGCCGAATGGACAGCCGCAGACAACCCCACCGACCGGCTTTGCGTGGGTAGATGCGGCGGTCCGCGTCGTCACACAGGTTGGCTTTCCGATCGTCGCCGCCGGTGTCTTGCTATATTTCGTGCTCTTTCGGTTCACCGACCAAGTCGAGAAGGTGGCAAATCAGTTGGAAACGAACGCCGGGGCGATCGACCGCGTCACAGCGATGCACACGCACGAGATCGCAGAACTAAAAAAGCAGACCGTGACGATGGAGCGCCAGACCGCCGCGCTCGAAGAAATCGTGCAACGCATGCGGCAGAAGGCGGATGCGCGGTAAGCGATGGCGCTTCCCCAATCCTCACCGGCCCCAAGCCTGCCGCTCCCCGCAGTTCCGAGCAGCACACCGGGCGGCACGGGCAGCCTGCAAGACCGGCTCGATCGCATCGAGACGAATCTCCAGCTTCTGCACAACTACACGGCGTATCCGATCACCAACGAGCCTGGTCCCTCCATCACCTCTACAACCCCCGTGATCGTCGGCGGCATCACGATTCCGTGGGCCATGCTGCGGCCGATCCTGCAGATGCCCGACTGGCGTTGGGATGCGTGGGCATCGGGCTGGCTCATCAATGGGAGCGGCACCACGACGCTCGCGATGTACTATCAGGACGACGGGGTTGCGACGCACAGCATGGGGAGCACCACGTTCCCGACGCAGGGGACTTTCAAGAAGGTCGCGATTGGTCCCTTTCCCGTGCGCGGCACGATGGCCGCGCAGCTCGGGGCGCCGCAAGGGGAGCATATCCTCTCGATCGGCGTCATGGCGAACGTCAGCGCCGGGACCGCGATTCTGCCGCGCTGGACGCTCTGGATTCGGCAGAGCCCGACCAGGAGCTGAAGACCGATGAGCTGGCGGCTTGCGAAGGCGCTCGGGGCGACGGGGAAGGATGGGCTGCTCGGGGAAGTGAACCGCCGCAGTCCGACTCGTTCGAAGGTGAGCGACGGCGGCATCGGAGACGCGGCGCATTCGGCAACCTCCAGCGAGCACAACCCATGCAGTTGTTGCAGGGTGGTTTGTGCCAGGGATTTCACCCACGATCCGCCCGCATTCGATAGCTACGCGTTTGCCGAATGGTTGCGCGCTCGGGTGCTCGATGGTGAAGAGCGCGTCAAGTACGTCATCTCGAATGGACGCATTTTCTCCGGGCGCGGGCAGAATCATCCGCCAGGAGTCTGGCGGCGTTACAGCGGAAAGAACCCGCACGCGCACCATGTCCATGTCTCGGTCCGTCACGGGAAAAAGTTCTTCGATGACAGCAGCCCGTGGGGCTGGGAAGAGGGGGAAGCATGAGTCCAGGGCACATTTTCGATGTGGTGGCGATCGTGGCCTTTTCGCTGGCTGCGGTGCCGTGGCCCCCGTCGCCGCCGGTCAACCTGACGGCGCTAGGGCTAGTCTTTTTCACCTTGGGACACCTCTTTGCCTAATCGTGGGAGGATTCGATGGGACGAGCACGGAAGCAGAGTCAGAACGGCGGCGACGGTGGCGACAACTGGATGGCGACGGCGGTGAAGCGGCCGGGCGCATTCAAGGCGAAGGCGAAGGCGGCGGACATGACCACCCAGGCATTCGCGGCGAAGGTGCTGAAGCCCGGCTCGGGCGCCACCACCCGGACGCAGCGCCAGGCGAATCTCGCCAAGACGTTCGCCAAGTACCGCCCGTAACTACTTGACCAGCCTACCTCTTAAGAAGTAAACGGACGGCGGGGCGGACACCCACCGCAACCGCCCCACCACACCGGCCGCGCCGCCACGTCATGCACCTGGGCCTTTGAACGCGCACCATGACGTGGCGGCGGTCGCCGGCTTCGCGGGTCCATCTCCATCGGCGCCGCTGGCTCCGCGCCTGGGAAGAAGGGCGCGACCGGGACGATTCGCTCACGGATCGTTCTGGGTCCACGTCCATCAAGACGTGCGTGGCGCACGATATTTCGGCCCGAGATTTCGTAGGGCATACTTCCCAGAGCCGTGATCCTGGGTGTAGTGGGAAGCTGACCGTCGATTCTGCGGGGGAGCTGGAGGTACTGATGGCGAAGCCGAGTTTTGTGCAGCCACGTTTCGTCCTGGAAGACCGGCCAAAGATGGGATGGCGTTCGGTCTATCTCGCCAACGATGCCGGCATGCTGCTCAACACGGAGCCGGTCTGCTCCTATCCAGTCGGATATCATCCCTGGTTCGGGGAGTGGCTGACGAAGCAGCGCGTGCCGATGGAGCTGCCCGATGTGATACCGCCCGATCCGAAGGCGCTCAAAGAAGAAGCAAAGAAGATTCTGGACAAGGACAAGAAGAAGCCATGAGGATTGGCGCCGCCAGGGTAACGGTGGTCTACGTCTCGGAGGGAAAAGTCATGAGCCGATGGAATCATCGCCTCTGTCTCCTGTGCTACGGAAGCCGCGAGCCGGGACGCGCGCCGCATCACGTCACGGACGAGCCGCCCGGCACGTGCTGCGATTGCGGGCTCGAATCACCCACGGTCTGGTACCGCGATGATCCCAAGCACTATAAATACTGCGGACTGGCGCATGGAGGCGACGATGCCGCTTGACCTGAAAGACCCACACGTGGCGCTCGGCTATGAGCATGGCCGGGAAGGGCGCGACTGCTACACCTTCCAGGACGCCGAGAATCAACGGCGCTATCTGCTCGGCTACGCCACTGGTGCCGGCGCCCGCGCCATGACGATCAGCCACGAACAGAGCCTCTCGCAGTTCGAGAAGCTCGCGCGCCAGTTCCAGGGCTCCGGACAGAGCCGGTACATGCAGCAGGCTCCCCCCGTCTGGCGTACCAAGGTGTGATGGACAAGCCGCCGACACCAGCACAGCTAGAGCGCGCCATCGATGCCGTTGCTGAAGGACTCAGGCACGCGCCATGGAGTTCACTTGCCGATTGGGCGGACTG